CCCGCCTCATACCGATGGACAAGAAGGAACGCCCGTGGCGCGACCACGTGCGCGACACCATCCTCAGCCACAAACACCCAACCATCCCACCCAACTCATACATCAAAATAGAAACCACGTTCTACCTGCCACGCCCCAAAACCATCCCACCCCACAAACGCAAACACCCCACAGTCAAACCAGACATAGACAAACTCCAACGCGCCCTATACGACGCCATCACCGAAACACACATCTGGCATGATGACTGTCAGATAACCGACGTAACCAGCCACAAACGATACGCCGACAACACCACAACCGGCGTATCCCTCACAATCACATGGAAACCAAACCAATGAAAAAACCAAGCGAATTCGACTACTTCCGCAACACCGACAAGCCGGAGAAAAACACACCCGGCTACAAAGTAGGCCGCATTCTCGGCGTCCTACTCATCACCCTAACCGTCCTACTCATCACCACCGGCACCATAGCCCTACTCAAACTACTCATAACCTACATCCTCGCGTAAGGAACCATCATGCCCCTCAGCCAACACAAAACCGAACTAGCCCTCCAATGGCACCGCAAACACTACAACACCGAATACATCGCCCAACTACTCAACACCACCCCAGAAGAAATACAAACCATCATCAACCAACACCAACAACAAACTAAACCTAAGAAAGCATAAAATACCCCTTATGAGCAACGTAACCAGAGACGCCCACGGCAGAATCACCGGCGGCGTGAACAACCCAACCGGTAAAGGCGGATTCCAAGAACGTCCGCAAGACCGCAGTCGTAAATGGACAAAACGCGGCAGCGTGAAATACAACCTTCAGCAATTCCTTGAACTCACGAACGAGGAACTAGCGGAATGGGTGCAGCGTATGGACGAACTGACCCAAGCCGAACAGATCGCCCTACGCCGGGTTCTTGAATCAAAGAAAGACGGTGAGAAAGCGTTCCGCGCCTATCAGGACATTGCCAACCGTACCGAGGGCATGCCCCGACAGCAGGTTGACCAGACGGTGCAGATGTACGAGCCGCCTACGATCAATGTCACGGTGAAGTGAACAAACCCGAGCCTATTATTCTCAATAAGGCTCGGGTTCCCTCGGGTGAAGACCAGCCTATTGAGAATCGCGCGCACATTATGGAACAAAACGGAACATTCAACCTCGTAATCCCCAAAGCATACGAAGACCTACTGTTCTTCCTCCATGACCGTGACAATCCGCCATACCGCTACTACGACTACAGCGGAGGCCGTTCAAGCGCGAAAAGCACCAGCGTAGCCCTAGCTTTAGCGCTCGAAGCCAGCATGTACCCCACCCGCATCCTATGCACCCGTGAATTCCAGAACAGCATTCAGGAAAGCGTCAAACAGCTCCTAGCGGATATCATCAGCCGCTATGAGCTTCCCGGTTTCACCATCACCCGCGAACAGATAACACACGTCAACGGCAGTGTGTTCTGGTTCAAGGGCTTGCACGAAGACCCCGAAAGCACGTTGAAAGGCATCGAAGGTGTAGACCGTTGCTGGATCGAGGAAGCCCAGTTCATCACCGACCATAGCCTAGACGTGTTGCTGCCGACCATCCGAAAGAACGGCAGCACCATTATCTTCACCCGCAATCCCCTAACCCCGGAGGATGCGATAACCACACGTTTCGTCACCCACCCGAGCCAGCTCACCCAACAACGCACCACCCACCATCACACCACATGGCGGGACGCGGAACAAGCCGGAATCCTTCCCGAGGAAATCAAACAGCAGGTCGAAGAATCACGAAACAACCCAGACTTCGCCCATATCTGGGAAGGAATGCCCTACGAGAAAACAATCAACCAGATCATAAGCTGGCAGCAACTCACAGACGCGACCGAACGCCAACCTCAAACAGAAGGCGGCGTAAGCTTCGGCGTTGACGTGGCCCGATACGGAGCCGACCGAACCGCCGTAGCCATCGTAAAGGGACGCCACCTAGTAGACCTCGTTAGCTGGAGCAAAACCAGTCTCGTCGAAACAGCGGAACGCATAATCACCCTTGCCGGAACACATCATCCAAGCATCATCAACGTGGACGATACCGGCGTGGGCGGAGGAGTAACGGATATTCTCCGCAGCCGAAACCAACCAGTGAACGGCGTCAACTTCGGAGCCAAGCCCAAACATCCCGACCGCTATCCGGCAGTCAGTTCGGAATTATGGTTCGAGTTTGCCGAACAGCTTTCGGAAATCACCATCAACCCGAATCTGGAACACCGAGCCGAACTGTTTCAGGAACTCAGCACCCGTGAATGGGCAATCAACAACAGAAACCTACGCGAAGTGCAGCGGAAGAAAGACTACAAAACAGAGAATCAGACTGGTAGCCCCGATCTAGCGGATAGCGTCCTTCTCGCCTACTACAAACCGCTGCAACTTCCATCGTGGGACGTTGCTGTTTGCTAGGTTTATGCGTTGCCCCCGGTAGACTAGACGCAGGGTCTTATGACGAATCGAGGAAAAGTGAGCCTGCTGAACAATCTCCGTGAAGGTTTTATAAGCGCGTTCGACCGTAACCATGCGCCCAGTATGTCCCCCACACCGATGGGCGGGAACATCTGGCAGCCGATGGGCGGCAACACCATCCCCATGCACGACACCTACGACAACGTGTTCCCGTATGTGAACGCTATCGCCCAACGGTTCAGCACGGTAATCCCCTACGCCGTGGACTCGGACAACCGGCGTATCGACCCGGCCCCCGCACCATTGGCCGCGCTCTACGCGCCCAACGACACGTATTCATGCTTGGAATTCCTCAAGATCGTTTGCGCCACCATCCTCACCCAATCTCACTTGGATATTCTTATCTGGACAACTAACGGGCCGGGCGGAGACATTACAGCCGACAACATCATCGGCTATACGCTGCTACCGTCGAACAGCCGCCAGTACAATTCTTCTCGCTCGGACTGGTATCATCGCGTCACGATGGACTTGGGCGACGGCGAACGAGTCTACGAATTTTCCCGGGACGAAACCATCGCTCTCAGCTACAGCCAGCATCCGAACGACCCGACGCGCGGCATTGCTCCTGCCATGACGGTGAAGAAGTGGGCGAACGTGGACGATATGATCGCCGACTATGAGCGTGGTTTCTTCGGCAACAACGCTGTACCCGCTGGAATGCTCGGCATCGTATCGGAGAACACCGAGGACTTCCAACGCAACCGCGACCGCCTCGAAAGCACATTCCGAGGCGCAGGCAACAACAACGGAATCGTGTACAACATGATCCCGGTTGACCCTATGACCCATAAGCCCAGCACCACGAGCAAGCTGGTGTGGGTGCCGTTCCAGAACGGCAACGATACGCTGGACTTGCAGACCGTGAACGACGTGGTGAACAACCGATTGTCGAACGCGCTCGCTGTCCCGGATATTATTCGTGGCATCGACAACGGGCAAACCTACGCCAACGCCGAACAGGCCGAACGTGCGTTTATCGAGAACACGTTGAAGCCGTTGTGTATGACGGTGTGGGATAAATGGCAGTTCGAACTTGACCGCATCACTGGCGGACTTGGGTATGGCATCACGTTCGACCTTGATCTACCGTCCCAGACAGACATGGAGAAGGTACAGGCCGACACCCAGAAGGTACGGATTGACTCGCTTATCCAGCTCCTGAACATGGGTGCCAGTCTGGAATCTGCCGTGGACGCGCTCGGCTTACCCGACTCGTACAAGCGCCTTGACCTGCACCAGTCGGCTCCGACCCTGACTATCCCAACAGCCGCAAAACGGTATAGCCGTAATATCAAACCGCAGGAGACGGCAACCGAGAAACGCATCCTGCCCGCCACCAGAACCTACGTGAACAGAATCATCCGAATGGCCCGCCGATCCCAGAACGGACTCCGCGACGACTTGGAAGCCATCGGCGACCAGTGGATAAACGACGTGGAAGATGCCCTGATGACCAACCTCGCCGCCTACGCCCGCCGTACCGGCTACGAGTTGGAGCAAGTCATTACCGTGTGGGCGGAACTCCATCCGGAAAGCTCCATTTCCGTGGAAGTCGAGAACTACACTGCCGATGATTGGCGGCAACTCTACTTCTGGACTGAACTCCCCGACACCGTGCGTGAAGCCTACGTGGAACACTTGCGGAGCATCGCCAAGTCAACCAGCAAAACCATCACGAACAACGTCCTTGAACTGCTGAACCGTGCCGACGTGGAACAGTGGGACGCCGAACGCCTGCGTGACGAGCTCGAACGCATGGGCAACGATCACGCCGAGCTTATTGCCCGCTGCGAAACCGTGCAATCGCAACGGCTCGGCAGCTTGTACAGCGCCCGCAATCTCAGCGAAACGCTCGGCGTCCGACTGGACAAAGTATGGCGTACCTCCGGTGACGGCAAAGTGTGCGAATTCTGCCAACACATGGAAGGCAAGCGAATCTCATTGGATGACACGTATCTGGCTGAAAACGCCAGCGTCGAAATCGGAGACCGCACCTACGTGAACAACTTCGAGAGTATGCAAACCCCGAACGGACACCCCAACTGCCGGTGCTACGAGGATTACGAGGTGGTGGAATCATGACTTACGACATCCATTGCAAACACTGCGGACGGTATCTAGGTTCCTGCGCCCGTGACACGATGGTGACGCTCAAATGCCCGAACTGCAAAGGCTTGTACGTGTACCGCATCGTGCTACTATGGGGGTCAGAACATTAAGCCCATTAAGGACGTTCGACCGCACCACTACCCTACTATTTGAAAGGGCCAAAATGAAGACTCGTAAGAGCTTCGCCAACAGCGGTGCCCCAGAAACCAATGGTCGTACCCTCACCTTCCTCGCCAACAGCGGAAAAGTGATGTGCGACGGACTCACCGTAGATTTGAAGACACTGAAAGCGCCGTTAATCGACGGCACTCTGAAACTCGTGTCCGACCTCACCGAGTCCGACAAACTATCCCTTCCGCTCCTGATCGACCACATGCCCAGTATCGAATGCCAAGCAGGTGCAATCACCCGACTTTGGATGACCGACGCCGGACTAATGGCCGAAGCGAAACTCAGCGAGGTCGATCAAGGCGAACGTATCCGCCAGCTTGCCGCCGACGGATGCCTGACCAACAGTTTCAGCATCACCGTTGAATTCAACCAGCGTCCCGGCAAGGACGGTATCATCCACGATGGCGAACTACTGGAAATCAGCGTCGTCTATCGTGGGGCCGACCCAAGGGCCGCTTTCACCGCAATCAACAGCCGCAATAACAACACGAATGGAGACACCATGAACCCGGAACTCCTGAAGAAACTGGCGCGTACCATCGCCCAGTTCAAACTCACCCCGGACGAGGCGGAACAGCTCACCGATTCCATCGGTGACATCATGCAGTCCGCTCTCGATGACATCACCGCTGCCATCACCAACCAGAAGGAAGGCGAGGGCGAGGGCGAGGGCACCCCGGCACCGGAGGACCCCGTGCAGACTTCCAGCGGTCGTCAGACCATCATCATCAACAAAGCCAACCACGCCGCCCACCAGTCGGGTACCGTGACGTTCTCCCACGACCGTAAGACGTGGCTTGACTCCGATGACGCCATGATCGCGTTCGAGCGTGCCCTGATCGACACTGATAACAAGGGTGTCGAAGCATTCCACCGTGAGTGGGCTGACACCGTGAACCGTAACATGTCGGTCACCGCATCGGTCGGCGTTGACACCGCCAACGTGGACAAGTTCATCCCGACTGCGGCAATCACCACAATCGCGGACGCGCTGAACACGCGCGGTTCCGGCCTGTGGAATCTGCTGCGTAAGACCGGCATGGATCGTCTCACCATCGGCGGCAACGTTGCCGGTCTGACTGACCAGACCCGTGCTTACGGCTACCCTGTGTCCGACTACGGCACGAAGAAGAAGGAACAGATGCTTTCGTTCGTGAAGCGCGAGCTTCAGGCCGATTACACCTACAAGTACATCAACCTGAACAAGGGCGATATCCGCCGCACCCAGCGTCCGGGCGCTCTGCTCCGCTACGTGTTGCAGGAACTCCCGAACTACATCGTCCAGACCATCGAACGTCAGATCACTCTTGGTAGTTATACGGACATGGCGCATTTCCGTTCCGTCGTGACCGACGCAGCAGACGATTCGCCCGAGTGGGGGGGCAACCGTTTCGCGCTCTCCTACACCATGACGGCTAACACTCCGCTGATGGACTTCGTGCGGGCCTCCCACATGGTTCGCGCGCAGGGCAACAAGGTGCTGCTGTGCAACGCTGACACCGTGGCCGATCTGCTGATGTCCGCGAACTCGAACGGCAACACGTACATTGCTCTCGGCGGTGACGATACTCTGGCCCGCGCCCTCGGCGTTAACCAGATCATTACCCCTGAATGGTGGCCGGACACGGACGGCACCACCCCTGTGGGCGTCATTATGGCCGCGTCCCACTACGCGGTGGTTGGCGATACGTCCATCGAGGCTTTCACCAACTTCGCGTTGTCCACTAACACCAACGAGTATCTTCAGGAGATTTACGCTGGTGGCGGTCTGGACGCGGAGAAGTCCGCCGTGGTCATCAAGTCGAAGGGTAAATGATGAACACTGAAATGTACGCACGAGTCGGCGGCAAGGCGCTGCCCGAAGACAACCTGAACACGGTTAAGGTCATCAACTTTGTTGATGAAGAGGGTCAGCCCGTGGCTATCGGTAAGGGTGCTAAGGGTGATCCCGGCCCGCAGGGGCCTCAAGGCCCGAGGGGCCCCGCTGGCCCGGCTGGTCAGGATGCCCAGATCACTAAGGCCACACACGTTGACCCGAACAACGGCACAGTTGCTGCCGTGGTGAAAGCTCTGATCGACGCAGGCCTCATGGCGTCCGCCTGACACGCTACCCTAAACAGTAGCGGGACTGCACCCGCAAAGGCCCTATCTCCTACAATGGGAGGTAGGGCCTAACTCATTTTCGGAAGGAGCGATCATGAACATCGACGCAAGCGTAATCGACCAAGTGGGAGAGACGATCTACGCGCGATGGAAGGACGCCGCGCTCGCAGACCTCGCCAACATCATATGCCAAAAAGCCCTATTCCAGATCACGGATGATTACGTGGGAATTGTCATAGGAGATGGCCGCCACGTAGCCCTATTGGCGTGGTATTCGGATGTGACCAACGTGCAGACCACCGACGGCGTGAAGCTCGATTTTCACGTGAACTACGATATGAGCGACGGGTGGAAGCCAGAAACCAAATACGCCAACTGTCTGACCATCACGGAACGTCTCACGGCGGGCACGGCAGTAACCGTGACCGGAACGCACGGGTTCGCCAAACTGCCCGCCCCATTATCCTCGGTGCTGGCGGCGGTCATCGAGGCAGACCAGAGCGTTCTTGAACAGACCGACCGCATCACGTCCAAGAGCATCGAGGATGTGAGCGTAAGCTACGCCACAATCAACGAGACAGCTATGGAACGCGCGTTGACCCCGTACCAGTCGCTTATCAGCCAGTGGAGCCTATGCCGAAACGGCGGAGACAGCGGCGGTATTCTCTCCCTGCCTCGCAAGCACCATAATCTGCCGTGGTGGCTCAACCCGCAGGATTACATGGGAGGTGACTACGCTTATGGCAACGCTCTGTGACCCGTTCCGCTTGTTCCCTAACCAAGTCCAGACGGCTACGCTTTGGCGGTACACGGCTCCCGGTCTGCCTAACGAACAATTGGCCGACTTGCAGGTGATTGTGAAGCACTCAACCCAGTCCGACCAGCCGATCGAATACGGTTCGCGGATCAGCAGCCGACGCTTCCACATCCAAACGGACACGGTTCCCAAGAGTCTGCGCGATAATATGGAATTATGGCCCGGCCTCATGCTGGAACTCTCCGATGGCAGGGTATACCAAGTCACGCAAGCTAGTCGCGGCGACGATATGGACATGGGTGAGACCCGATTCATCACCGTGTATGGGAACCCGTATGGCAGGGACAGCATATGAGTTACCGATTACAGTTGTCCGCTGAATGGGCGCGTAAACTCTCCACCCAACAGTTGAACAAGGGCGGAGTGAGAATGATGACGGACATCCTCAAGATGGCACGTCAGAACGCTCCCGTCTTGACCGGCGCTTTGCGTAACAGCGGACGCTTCCAACAACTTTCCACCGTGAAGTGGCGTATCACGTTCGGCAACAGTCGTGTGCCTTACGCACGTATCCGCGAACACACGAACCGGTTGCACCCGAACACGGTACGCTACCTCCAGCGGGCTAGGAACACCGCCGCTAGCCGTGCTAAATCATATTTCAACCTAGGATAGGAGCGACATCATGATTGATCTGGCCATGTGCATGACCCTACAGAACGAGGGTTTCGGTACTTACGGAAAGACACTGTTCTTCGGCACCAGCCCAGTACTGGACACGGGCAGCGTCACGAACGCCGAGGGCATCTGGGTCAACGCGAACACGGTTGACATCAACGGCGATCTGTACACCGATCAGCTCACTATCAGTAGCCGCTATTTCGACGTGATCGAACAAGGCCGTCTGATGCTCCGTCTCCTGCACTTCATCAACAATCGTCTGCATGAGTATTGCCGACTGACATGCAACCCCATCGCTGATATTGACTTTGTATCAATCCGCGTGCATCCGGCGACCGCCATCGATATGGACGCCATCGACGGGGAAGGCCGCTGGGTGAAAAGCATCCGGTTCAATGTGGATTACAAGATTTCCCCCGAAACGGTAGAATAGTAACCGTCCATTAGTCGCCGCGTGTGCAGTCCCGCCCGACGAAAGGACAATACAATGGCTTCCTACCCCCTTATTGGCAAGAAGACCGTCTACATCGACGATATGGTGATCTCCCCCGACTACGTTCAGGATGAAGCTGGCACCATTACCCTGACTCCCGGCACTACCGAGGTGTCCTCGCAGTCCGGCACTATCAACGTACCGAATGGCTCATATGAGGAAATGAGTTTCGAGCTGAACATTATCTGTCCGAGCGTCCGCTACCTCGGTATGCTGTTTCCGGAACTGTACCATAATGCGAAGTTCAAGCGCGTTATCTCCGGTTCGCTGTCCGAGACGGGTCAGGTGCGTTTCGGCGGCACCGAATGTGTTTCCAACACTCCGCGTGACATCATTATCCATAACGTGTGCGATGGCCATTCATCGGCGCAGGACTTCCGTATCCCGCAGGCGCTAACCAGCGCGGGCGGCGAGTTCACCGTGAGCCTGTCCGACCCGTTCGTGGTCACACTGTCCGGCTCGATGACTCCCGGTGCGAACGGTGCCGTCGTCATGGGCGAACTTGATCTGGATACCCCGTCGTACTACGACGAAGATTCCGGCACCATCAAGACGGAGAACGTTCAGGTCACCGCGCTTACCGCGTCCCCGGCGAACATCTCGGGCAAGGTCGGCGATCATGTGACCGTGAATGTGATGGCGTCTCCGAATGGTGCGACTGATACCATCACCGCCACCGTAGCTGAAACCACTAAGGCTCTCGCTACTGACAACGGGGACGGAACTTGGGACATTCAGTTGAAGCAGACCGGTCCGGGTACCGTCACGTTCAAGAGCGGCAGCGTTCAGACCGTGGTTAGCTTCAATGTCGCCGGTGTGTGAGCATAAGTAACGCCCGCCACCGTAGCTGGCGCGGTCGGGTGGCGGGCGTGTGATAGAGAAGTTTCCGAAGGGGAATAATCCCATAATATCACACGAATGGAGCAACAATGACTACCCCTGTTTTGAGCATCGACACCCGAGAAGCGTTCCGCACCCTCACCGTGAAAATCGACGGCACCGTGTACACCATGCGCCCGCTCGGCTCGAAGGATATGCTCACGATCTTGGATAATGCGGAGACAATCGATAAGCTGAGCGCTGGCGTGGCGAACCGTGAGACTTTAGAAACCGCTGAAAAGATCATCTTCCCGTTGGTCGAATCGCTTATGAGTCCAGCTGATAAATTCTCCGAGTGGGCTTCACAGACCCGTAAGCGTAGCGACCTTGCCTATCAGCGTGCCATGACCGCGTTGTGCGGACTCATGGCGAAGAACATCACCGTTGATATCAAAGGCTAATAATGAAGTCGTGGGATAGCCTGCTCACTCCCACCGAACGGGAGGCGATGAAGAATTACAAACAGAAGGAGGCGGCTCGCAAGCCGCTTCCGAGCGTTCATATCCTCGCCGAGCTTGGTGACTTGTACGGGTGGCAGGCTATCCGCGACGTGCTGGAAAACAACGTGGATTCCTCCCTGATGATGAACCTGCTCAGAGAAGGACGCCGTATCAGACGGCGGCGGCTGGCGGAACAATACCTCATGACGTTCGATTGCATAGCCGCCGCGTTCAGCAAGAATGGCGACCGCAGGATTAACACGATTATCGAAAAACTCGGAAAGGACGTGTGATGGCAGACTCGACACTGACCCTAGACGCCGAGATCAACACCGGCGATTGGAACGCTGGCGTAAAGGATATTCAATCGGGTAGCCGTCAGATCGAAGAGTCGGCGCGACATGCTGATGAAGCGTTTGGGAACGTTGATAAATCTTCAAGCAAGTCTTCCAGCGGGTTAGGGAAGTTCGGTGCCGCCGCCGGTGCCGTTGGCGGTCTTGTTTCCTCGGGTATCGGTATGGCTGTGGACGCCATCGGTGATCTTACCGGAGACATTATCGAAGCCTCCGACTCTGCGGACAAGTTCAAAAGCACGCTGAACTTCGCAGGACTGGATACGGGTACTATTGACGCGCTCACAGCCAGCACTCAGACTTACGCCGACCAGACGGTTTACAGCATCAGCGATATTCGCAACGTGACCGCACAGCTTGCCGCGAACGGAGTACAGGGCTTCGACAAACTAGCCGAGGCGGCAGGCAATTTGAACGCTGTCGCCGGTGGTAACGCTGAAACTTTTAGCTCGGTGGGTATGGTGCTTACGCAGACCGCTGGCGCGGGCAAGCTCACCACGGAAAACTGGAACCAGCTAGCCGACGCCATTCCCGGTGCATCCGGCAAACTTCAGGAAGCGATGCTCAAGAACGGCGCTTACACTGGGAACTTCCGCGACGCGATGGAGAAAGGCGAGATCAGCGCGGATGAATTCAACCAAGCCATAATGGACTTGGGTATGACTGACGCCGCGAAAGAAGCCGCTACCAGCACCAGCACTATCGAAGGTGCGATGGGTAATCTGGAAGCGTCCGTGGTTGGTGTGGGTACGACGATTCTTGACCAGTTCAAAGGCCCGTTGACATCCGGTATCAGCATGTTGGCGCAGAGAATCAGCGGACTTAGCGGCGTGTTTACGGGACTAGTGCAGACTGTCGGCCCGATTCTCTCACAAATCGGCACAACGTTCCAGACAGCGTTTCAACCAGTTGTGGGAATGGTGCAATCTCAGTTGCTTCCGGCACTTAAGCCGCTTATGAGTGCCTTACAGAATATCGGCAATGCCATCATGCCTGCAATCCAGCCCATCGCATCAGGGTTAGCTACCGTGGCGAGCATCATCGTGCAAACTATGAGTGTCATCTCAACTGCCGTAACTCCGGTGATTAATAACATCGCCTCGTCGATTCAGACGGTGCTTCCGGCACTCCAGCCGCTAATGAGTGCTTTGCAGAATCTCGGTAATGCCATCATGCCTATTATCACGGCCGCAATCCAGACCATTGCACCAGTGTTGTCTACCATAGTGAGCAACATCGGGCAAACCATGAGCGTTATCGCGACTGCTGTAACGCCGGTGATTAATAACATCGCTGCGTTGATTCAGTCCGTGCTTCCGGTAATCCAGTCAGCGTTTCAATCGTGGGGTTCAACGATTCAGGGTGTCATTAACGCGGTTTTCCCATTCATTCAAACAATTGTCACATCCGTTATGAACGTTGTCAACGCGATAATCAGCACCGTATTGGCAGCGATTAACGGTGATTGGTCTGGAGTATGGGAAGGTATCCAGAATATCGTTTCCAGTGTTTGGAACGGTATCCAAAGTATCGTTTCCGGTGCCATCAATGCAGTGTCAGGCGTCATCTCAAGCGTGCTGAGCGGCATAAGCGGTATTTTCAGCAGTGTATGGAACGGCATCAAGGGCGCGGTAAGCAGTGCATGGAGTGGCATCACCAGCGCCGTCAGCAGTGGCGTAAGCGCGATGATGAATTTCATCACCAGTATCCCAAGCCGTATCATGGGCGTGTTCAGTGGAGCCGGATCATGGCTGCTGAGTGCAGGCAAGAACATTATTCAAGGTCTGATTAACGGCATCACTAACGCCATCGGCGGTGCCATCTCAGCAGTCAAAGACGCTGTTGGCGGTATTATCGACGGTGCCAAGAGCCTGCTGGGTATCGCGTCCCCGTCTAAGGTGTTCGACCGTGAGATAGGTCGGATGATTCCTGCTGGTCTTGGCCGTGGCGTATCGGAGAACGAGCGTGCGGCCACTCGTCCGGTGGAAGACATGGTGAATTCTCTTCTGCCGTCGTCCATCGTGACGCCCATGCCTGTTATGTCTAGCCCGGTGCCTGTGAACATGAACAGTGGCCCGCGTGTGAGCGCGCCTATCACGGTGAACGCGCTTGACCCGAACGCGGCGGCACGGGAAACCGTTAGGGTAATTAATTTCCATTACGTGTGACAAGCCGCGCGGGTAGACTGAGGGTATGGCTATCTTTACCCTTGACCCGCGCGACGTTCGTCTGACCCTGAACGGTTTCCCCTTGTATGGGACTGACTCGTATGGGTGTGAGTGGCACGTAACGTTTCAGAACGTTTCGGGATTGTTCGACGGTGTTGGTTCGACCTTGCAGACCAAGGACAAAGCGTGGTCGGATGGCTGGTTTAGCAATATTCCAGTGGCTCAGGGTCGCTCGATCAGTGTCGAGGGTCATATTATCGGCAAATGTACGGAAAACTGCATCAACGCTTGGGATGCGTTTAAACGTTCGTTCAACATCACGGGACAGTCGCTTGTTATAAAGTTGGGGAGCATCAGCCGTCAGGTGCAGGTCATTCAGTCGTCTTCCGCTCCGCTGGTGGAGTGGGCTGGTGTGAACATTCTCAAATTTAGTATCGGTCTGACCGCTTTGGACTCGTATCTGTACGATATGCAGTCGGTGAGCGGCAATACTGGTTTGCCACATTCTCAGGGCGGTATGACGTTCCCCTACCATTTCGAGGACCTCAATACGGGCAGTGAATCAACGTGGGTGTGGTCTGAAACAACCGTGTCGGGTAGCGTGCGGCTCACGAACACGGGTAGTGCTCCGAGTCCGGTGACAATTCGTATCGATGGGCCTGTGGTCAATCCGCAGGTTGAGCATAGTCCGAGTGGACATATCATGGCGTTCGCTCTCAGTTTGGGTGATGGTCATTACATTCTTATCAACGGTGCCACTCATGAAATTCTTATCGATGGCACCGATCCGGCACGCGGCAGTGTGCCCAGACGAGAATGGAGCTACGCGGAGGTAGGGGAGAACATCTGGATGTTCAGCGCCGAGAAACCATCTGATAACGCGCGTATGACGGTCACGTTCAACCCTGCTTACATCTAAGGAGGTGCCGGATGCCTTTTATCTCCAACCGATTGCCGCAGTCGAACGGCTTATACTCGGCCACTGCGCGTGTATTGCGACAGCGTTCCGGATTGCAGTTCGTCGCCGTCACGTTGAACGACGGCACGGTGATAGCCGAACTCCCCGACCTCCAACTAACCCACTTGACGTACCGTTTCGAGGAAACAACCAGCGAAACAGCCACGCTCCCGTGGCGCAACGCTCCCCGCAATTGGGACGAAGCCACCACACCATATCAGGCCGCCATACTTCTGGTACGCGAATCCACAGTCCTGTGGGGCGGTATCGTAGTCAAACGCGAGCGTGCAATGCGCGGAGACGGATTAACACTGACGTTGGCAACCGTCGAACACTACCTCGATAACGTGTACGTACAGGATCATACGTACACGAATCGTGACCAGTGCGAGATCGTGGAAGACCTCGTAACCACCACGCTTAAAAACCACCGTTTCAACCTCGTTGTCGAAGCGTCCCCGAGTAGCGTCAAACGCGACAGAACGTATGAAGCAGAAAGCGATAAAACCCTGTTAAGCGTGCTGCAAGAGCTTGCGAACGTTTTGAATGGGCCGGAATGGTGTACATCATGGCGTGCCATCAATGACGGTCATTATGAACCGGTCATGACGGTAGCCGACCATATCGGTTCCACCACGTCAAGCACCACGTTCGATGAAAGCGTTATGACCACGTTTACTCTGCTGGAGGATTACACGAAAGGGTACGGTTCTAACGCGGTCATGGCGGTGAGTACGGCGGACGCGGGCGACCGTCCGCAATCCGATTGGATGATCGCAAACCAGCCCAACCGGCCCATGCTGGAATACGTGTTCCAGCCGTCCACAAGCATTACGAATAAGGCGACGTTGAACGAGCATGCCAAGTCGTCGCTGTTGCAGATGCAGAACGGTACCCAGACCATCACTATGGGCTTGAGTCTGCTTTCCGCTCCAATGGTGTATAAGGAATGGACGCCGGGCGACCTCATATCGTGGACAGTGGAAGAAGACGCCGAGCATTTCCCCGACCATAATCACGGTAAAGCCCGTATCATCGGGTACGAGATAGATTTTAGTCAGGCGTGGACCATCACACCTATATTGCAGCAGGAGGACGATAATGCCGAGCAAATTCAAGTTCAGTCTAGATAGCGCGGACGCTACAGCACGCCAGTTCTCGGACATCAAACGCCAGTTACAAGAATTGCCGCCGAGCATCGTCAACAGCGTTAAACCTATGGTCGATCAGATCACGAAAATGTATGAGGAAGTGCAGACGCTGACCAACAATCTTGACCAGCGTGTGCAGGAAAGCATCACTCGCAACAGCTATACCCGTGCCGAGATTGACGTTAAAACTCAGACGTGGAACTGGGGTGTATTGGCTCCCAATCGTGGTGGTACTGGTATCGCCAACGCTTATAACAACGTGTTTTCGTCAGGCTCTTGGCGCGCGGTGTGGGTGTTGTCTGACGGCACTATGGGCACGGCTCAGTCGATTCGTGCAGTGAAGACCGATATCGTGGACGCCGACGACTACATTCCCGTTGCCGCTCTCCGCAAGGTGAAGTGGTGCATATATCGGATGAAGGATGATAAGAACCTGAATCTTGATGACGCGCAGCCGTTGGTCGGCATGATCGCCGACGATCTGGATGAAAACGGATTGGGGTTCTTCTGCGAATACGATGAAGACGGCACGCTGGTAGGTATCAACTACCCCATGCTTGGTGTGGCGGCGCTCCGACTCGCTCAACAGGTAGCGGATGAATTGGACGCGCTCAAAGCTAAGGTTGATGCTCTATCCACTGACAAAGATAAAATGGTCGTAGACGATTCGGAGGAATGATTATGGCTATCATCATGCACCCGCTTACCGCTCAGAACGGTACCCCGAAGTACACGGCGAACGATTACCGTCACGCCATCAACCCTCTATTATTGCCGTCCGATGGTAGCGCGTTCAACGGGTTGTCTGGCATCCGTTACGGTTCCCCGAGTCCTCTGGTCACGGTGAGCGGCCTGACCGTGACCGTGAAACCTCATTGCGGGACCATCAGCCCGTGGGATGGTCTCGGCGCGTACACTTACGCCATTACCACCAATACGACCGTGCAACTCGCAGACTCCACCAACAGTTACAAGATTGCGGTTACTGTTGAAGACCCGTCACAGTCGCATGGTACGACTCCACGCGGCAAACTCGAAGTGTTCGCCGCTGGCACTCCTGACTCAAATATCAATGGGCTGGTGATTGCCGAGATTAACGCCGCTGTCGCGTCTGATACGGCCCCGATCATTCGTAATAACGCGGTTCTTATGGCACGTGACCTTAATCAGCTTAACACTATTGCCGCGATGGACGGGCAGGAAGCTGTGACAATGGTCGATAATGCTCATTATGTCAGAAACGGCGGTGCATGGAAATCGTCCGATACGCCGCAGGAAATGATTGTCTTCGCCCACTCAAAAGTCCTTCGATTTTCGACCGCTACGGTCAATCCTGTGCTGTACTCAGAGTCTGAACTGCAAATTCTCGCTCAAGAACACGGCATCACCGGAAATCTTAACAATCCGTGCATCAGCGTCCTGAATGGAGATTGGAACACGACTAGCATCTGGATTAATGGAATCATGAGGCAGAACAACACTATCCTGCTTAGTCTCAGTCGAACATTGGACGCCAACACGCCGCTGCGCGTCAACTCTCTCATAGGATTCGCGCTGTAAAAAGAATGACACGGTCTCCCAGTTGCCGTTCTTCACATGATAAACGACATACTCCCATGTCCCATGAGCATTATCGTCACGTTCTAAAATAGAGACTATGACTGATATTCTCACAGCACTCATCGGCGTAGGCGGCGTGGCCATCGGAGGACTCATAACATGGGGAGCCAACCGCCGGGCAACCCTAACCAGCGCGTATCAAGCTTTAGTGTCCGCTCAAGGGGATATGAAACGGCAGCTCGACGCCCAAGACCAGAAAATAAACGCGCTAATAAAACATCGTGATGAGTTGCAATACACGATCGATCTTGAGACTGGCTATATTCGCGCGTTGGGACACTGGTTGTCCAAGTTCTGCGAGATTATCGACCCTGAATTTTTGGAGAATTATCCTAAACCGTCGTTGCCTGATGATCTACGCGACCGTATTGCATCGCTTGAGGAACTGGCCGGAGATAATGACTAGCCGAGCCGGGTTATGAACATGGCCCCTTTTTCACGCATGGTACCGGAAACGTTATTGTTTGTGAAAACCCGTATCTTCGTGTTCGTCTGAGTTACTCTCAGCATCGTGGCCAAATTCAATCGGGTAAACCCGCTCCCTCCCGTTAATTGTTCGCTTACAGTCGGGCCTAAATTCGTTATTTCACTGCTGACACCGATATTGAGGTTCAGCCATCCGGCGGAACTCGACAATGGCAGTGTAAGGTAGACGGCGTAATCGCCTACGGGTAGGTTAGTTACGTTCGCTCCGTTACTATCGTTCACGATGGATGCGCTGTCGAAGTCGTTATGCGTAAGCGTCATACGCATTAGCGTTATGCCGTTGTTTACCTGCAATTGCCCGTCTGATCTAGTGAAAGTTATTACAGCGTATGGGTTGATCACAACGTTCTTCTGTTTCCACATTCCACCGTTTCTAACATAATGGGCATTCCCGATGATAATAATATCGATTCGTTTTTGATGATAAGATGATCCTATGAGACGTTTCAAACGGTGCATGATCATTATCAT